GGATAAAATGTTTAATAAAGATGAGGAAATCGGATGCTTACGAACAGTCAATATAAAATAGGAAGCAATCACCCGGTAGTTGCGGTAAATCCAGACGGTACAGTTGCCGGATATTTTGACTTTATCAGAGACGCAGCAATAAAATCCGGTGTAAGTCGGCATTCCATTAGTTTCAGTTGTCGGAAAGGAACTGCATGTAAAGGATTCAGATGGTATTATGAAGAAGACTTCAGGAAAATATATGAGGAGCAAAGAATGGATGAACTGAAGTTTACTCCTGATCCTAACCATGAAATAGGAACAGGCCATTTCCGTAAGGGACATAAATTAAACAATTGTTTCCATAAATGGTCAAAAGAACGTCAGGAAAGACGAAGACAGCTTTCGAGAGAAAACTGTTTAAAGCTTATAAACAACCCTGATAGTAATTTTGGCCCACACCGCAAATCACCTCCTGGAATCTGCAAAAAAGTAATTGCATTAGAAACAGGAGAAGTGTATTATTCGGTAGCTGAATGTGCGAGAAAGAACGGAGTTGGACTGTCAGCGTTATTTGCTTCTTTAAGAAGGGGTACCAGGTGCGGAGGTAAAAAATATATGTTTTACTCTGTGTATGAAGAAGTGAACAAAAGACTAAAAGAAAAGGAAGTAATTTAGAAAACTACTTTTGTATAAAAACATAAAAGTATAAAAACATTAAACTACGTATAACCAGCCTTGGGCGGCTTAAAGAACCCATCAGAAAAATGAAATACTCAAGCGCTATTGCAATTCTTACACTTGCATTTTTTTCGAGCTGCAGTTGCTCCACAAACAGAGACAGAAGCATGCTGCCTGAAAACCCGACAAACAACCAGACGTATCGCGACAGCAACGGAAACAGCTGGATTTACAATGCCATGCTGATGCGATGGATGATGTCCAGTCCGGGAGGGAACACTTACTATTACTATCCGTCGCAGGGTTACTACACCAACTCTTCCGGTGTGCAGGTCACTCCGCCGGCCAGCGTAAGCTCCGGAATCACTCCTTCCCGTTCCTCTTACAGCAGCTCCACTTCCGGGAGTAAAAGCACCAGTAAGGGAGCAGTGTTTGGAAGTACCGGACGAGGACATTCAATCTCTGCCTGATGGACGAAGACATCAACTTGTCACCTGTTGAAATGGTAGTTCTGTCCATGACCGTATTTGTGGTGTTCTCACTCGTTCTTCAGGAATCAATCACCATAAATCCGGAAATGGGCAGACTGCTGTTCTGGATGGACAACGTATGCTGCGTGGTATTCCTTTCGGAATGGATATACCGCTTTGTCCATGCAGAAAAGAAACGGCGCTTTGTTCTTCGCAATTTCATCGACCTGATAGCAAGCATACCTTTCGGCTGGCTTCCTGGACTGAAAGCATTACGACTGATGCGTCTGGTTCAGGTCATAAGAATTGCAGGAAGCGTAAACCGGTTTGCAACCTACTGCCGCTACAATTCCATACAGACAGCAAGGTTTGCATTCTTCATCCTCTTTACGCTGCTCATGATGACGGGGCCGGTGCTTATCCTTTTCTTTGAATATGACTCCGGTTCCATCAACACGACCGAGAATGCGCTTTGGTGGACCTACTGCACGGTTACTACCATCGGATACGGCGACCTTTATCCGGTTACAACTGGAGGGCGGATTTTTACGGTGTTTGTCAGTCTGGGAGGTATAGGGATGTTCGGAATCCTGTCTACTTTACTTATCAACTATGTAATACATATTAACCATGAAAAGAATAGCAATCAAACCGAGAGAGAACTACCAAAAGAAGATAGAGAACATGGGCTTTAATTTCCACACGGACTACTGGAAAGAAAATGCCTACTATTCCTTCACCATGAAGGAAATCGAAGAAATTGAAAAAGCTACAAACATGTGTTATGCCATGTATGTAGACGCAGTGCAACACGTAATAGACTACAACCTATTCCACAAGCTGTGCATTCCTGCAGGAATGGAGCACGCCATACGACAGTCATGGGAAAGAGACGACCTTTCTCTTTACGGACGCTTTGATTTCGCGATGATTGACGGAGTGCCAAAGCTGCTGGAGTTTAATGCGGACACCCCTACCTCACTGCTCGAAGCATCCGTCGTTCAATGGAAGTGGAAGGAAGATTTGTTCAAAGACTCTGACCAGTTCAATGCTATTCACGAAAGCCTGGTGCAAAGCTTCAAGGATATTCAGGACCGGTACAGAATGGAGCGTTATCATTTTGTGTGCTGCCGTGAGAATGTGGAAGACGAAGAAACCCTTCAATACCTGGTGGCAGCAGCCATGGAAGCCGGACTGAACACGGCAGAAATCGAAATGGAACAGCTCAACCTGGACGAAGGTGCGTTTTACGACCCATCCGGAGAAAGAATAAGATGCTGTTTCAAGCTATACCCCTGGGAGTGGATGATGAACGAGAGTCAGGAAGGATGTACGGCCGACATTCTCTGGCTGGAGCCTATGTGGAAATCGCTGATGTCAAACAAGGCCATGCTCCCTATACTGAGTGAGCTTTATCCGGATTCTCCTTACATACTGAAATGCACAGACCACTTGACACCCGGCATGAAAAACTATTGCAAAAAGCCGGTGTTCAGTCGTGAGGGTGCCAATGTCACGCTGGTAAAAGACGGACAGGTTATCGAACAGACGGGTGGTGACTACGGCGAAGAAGGCTATGTATATCAGGAAATGGTGGAAATCCCTTCTTTCGACGGTAAGTATCCGGTTATCGGTTCCTGGGTGATAGGAGGGCTTTCTGCCGGTATGGGTATCCGCGAAACCTCTTCCAAAGTAACAGACAACCTGAGCGAATTTATCCCTCACATCATAGAATAAGCCATGTCAGAACAGAAAACCATTAGTCAGGCGGTCAAAGAGGAGTTTCTGGACCTGACGCGCTGGGCCAACAACATGATCCGGCAGCTTCAGACAAACTTCGAGACACAGCATGTATGGCCGGGGGGATTCCCCGGTCCGTACATCGGGTACCGCAATACGCCGGCAGCTAAAAAAAGCACCGGGCAGGCTTACCGTCGCATGTATGCCAAGGTGTTCAATGGGGCCGGAGGTGACACAAAGAAGATTTCCTTCTTCTTCAACTATTACCTGTATTTCGTAGATATGGGTGTCGGTGCCGGACAGCCAATCGAAGATGTGGAACGCAGCAAGGATGCACGTTTCAACCAGCTTTATCAGATATGGAAGGAAGAAGGCGACCGCCAGTCACGACCTATCATTGCCATGGAGGTGCGTCACCAGCTCCGTCGACTGGAAGTGCTCGTGTCTTCCTATTATCAGGACTTCATCGAAAACGGCGTACTGGTTTCTTTCCAGGACGAGTTTAAACGAAGTGATTATAAATTCCGGATGAAATGAAAACGATAATTAGAATATTGTCGAACACGTTCTTGCTGGTAGGGATGTATTTTCTCCAGCAGATAAGAATAGAACTGGCTATCCTTCTTCTGGGTGTCTTCCTCATGTTCCAAAAAGAATCGGAGCTGACTAATCTTCTGGGAGGAATTATCACAGCAGCCATGATAGTCATGCTACTTTATGCTGAATTAGGGAAATTGGGAATATGGCTTTCGTTACTGGCTTTTGCTTTTATCGGATTTATAATGTTACTGGATAAAGAAATAAGAAACCCACAAAATTTTAATTATGACAGAATTAAAAGAAATCATCGAAGAATGGGCCACGAAGTACAAGCCCATGCTTCATACGCCCGGAGAAACCGGAAAGAACAAACGGTTTTTCCTTTTCGACAACATTGTAGCTATTCCCTCGTTCATGAGCAAGCTGCCCGACGTGAAATCGCCTTGTGTGGGCTACGAATTTGCCCAGGACGGGACGATTAAAGGCGGTATGGACAAACCTGTGCACGTGATTTATTTCCTCGTTAAAACGGGAAATATGAATCCTACCGACAAGCAGCAGTCCTACGAAGCCATTCAGGAAGCGAAGATGCACATGCAGAAGTTTCTGGCCTGGCTCCGAGATCAGCAGGAAAAACGAAAAATTTTCCGGAACATAAATCTTGAAACGGAAGAGCTTCACTATTCAACCTACGGCCCATTCCTGAACAACTGGTATGCGGTCTTCGTCGAACTGACCGATGTACAGAAGGTAAATCTCTGTATAGATCCGCAGGACTATGTGGAGTGAAAATAAAATCCCGTAACGGTGCTTTCCGTTCCGGGATTTATTCGTTATTTCCTTACTTCATAAAGTAGCTTTACATCTTCACCAAAAGATTCATTCAGGGCTAAAGATACGTCTTCTGAATGATTCTCACATATATACTCAGGAAAAATCTTTGTCGGTACAGAAACGGTAAGTGTATTATCCGAAAAAGAAATAAATCCAATATAGGCAAACCATCTTTGAAACGAAGTCTCTCCTACTCTTTCCCTGACAGATTTCATAAACTGATTCCATTCTGGACAATCTTTATCAGGAGCAAATGGAGTATCTGTATTTTGCTCTTCTTCCGTACCATTGAAAAGATCCATCTGTACAGGTTCGCTTTTTATTTCTTCCACTTTGGGTTCATGTTCATCCAGCCAGTTATTCAGCAATACCCACGCAAAGGAACATGGATTTTCTATGTCGTTACGTTTTTCCAGAATCTCTGAAATACGCTGTGTCTCCTTTATGAATCCTACACGAAGTTCAGGCAACAGACGTGCCTTAATTTTTCGTATGTTTGCTGGAGTCTGCCGCAGAGTATTCTTCAAGTATTTTTCCATGTCGGCATCCTCTTTTCTTCTCTCCTTAGCTTTTTGCTCGTTTCCGGCCAGTTCAGTATAAAAAGCGCTTATATGAAACATTTGCGGATTACCTGCCTCTCCTACCCCTACTCTATCAACCTTTATCCAGAAATCTGAGTTCCCACTATCAGCAAGTTTTTTAAGTTCCTCTGTGGCAGGAGTAATGACTCGCTTATCCAAATCGGCATAGCGTTTATACTTAGGTTCCCGTTTTCCTTTGACCACAGTATATAGCTGAAAGAACTCACGGAAATCATCGAGTGAGATATTAAAGCTGGTTCTTTTCCCCCGAATGGTATTCGATAAAGTGAGCACATACAAACGTACCGCATTCACATTGCTTGTCACGAAGGCAATACGTTTCAGATGATCATTATACCCCAGACGTATATCTACCATTTTATCAAGCACAGATCTTACCATGCCTATCTTAAAGTCTTTCACGTATCTTTCGTCCGCTCTCGTGTCAATACTGAATGCAGCGGTAGTCTTCTCCCTTTCTATTCCTTTATCGTCTATATATGGAACTTTTACGGTAATTCCTACCAGCCTGTCAAGACTTGCTTTCGCACGCTTATAGAATCCAGGGCTTATGCCAAGGCTTTCCATGGGGATAGTAAAGCAGAACTCCCCGTCACGGTCTATATGCTGTTTGGCCTGCGGAAGGTCGAACAGAGAAAGTTTCTTGTCGAAGTTATTGTTATTATAAACATTCAGAAGCTCAAGCACCAGTGGCTCCATTTTTCCCATAAGACAGGCAAATGCACGGAGCTGTATTATATCCATCCGGTACTGAAGGCTGGATAAGGAGCGCGGCTGACGTACATAATCCTCCCGCTCAAAGGGAATAAGATTCATCCCCGGATATTTTTTCTCAGAAGCTTTCCTCGCCATAATCCTCTCCCTTTATTTCAATGTACAACTTATTACCGCAGTGTGGACATTTAAAAGCAGGAACTGTCTCTACTGTTTTCCGGTGGACAAATAGTTCACTTATTTCTACATCCAGTGCTCCAGCAATCTTTTCAAGGGAGGAAACGGAAGGATTCCCTGTCATGTATCTGTTCAGGGTGACAGCAGAAACCCCAATTTTCTGGGCTAAATCCTTCTGCGTCATGTTCCGTTCTTTCAGAAGTTCTTTAATACGATATTGTGCCATTATTACTATAATTAAAAGATTCAACATCGCAAATATATGCAGATATAAGCATATAAGCAAATTATTTGCAACGAAATTATCATAAATATTAAATTCGCTATTTCATAATATAGCTTTATGAAGATGAAGTGAACTACTTGTCTATTATGAAGTGAACTACATGTCCACTAATAAAAAAGTGAACTATATGTCTATTTTAAAGTGAACTACTTGTCTACTTTAGGTTATAAAATGAACTACGTGTCCACTAAAAATGAACTATATGTCTATTCAGAATGAACTACCAGTCCACTGAAAGTGAACTATATGTCTATTGAAAATTAACTACATGTCCACTGAATATATTACAAAATACTGATTTACAATAAGATTACAGCTTGCGTATTTATATATTCATATACTATAGAAATAAAATAATATCGAGCGATGATTTTTCTTTTTCTGAAAGTATGGATACAAAAATAAAAGGAAGCACATCCTAATGGCCAGACGCACTCCCTTTCTGCCAAAAATGGCGTTGTTGAATCTGTACGCAAAGGTATAAAATTTACAATAAAAATCCATCAAAACCGGAAACGAAACTCCGGACGTGCGTTAATTATGGTATAAACTTAAAACTAAACAACATGAATTTGTCGAAAATCATTTGCATGGCTGCCATCCTGATTATGGCGGCTTGCAGCAAGGAAAACATCGTCCGTCCGACGGATATGGAGCAGACGAGTGAGAAAACGTGCAGGGTGTCTTTCCTTCCGGTGTTTATGGATATCGGACAGGGAGACATCAACCAGTGGAATAATTCACGTGCCGGCACGCTGGCCGAGCTGGCCACTACCCTCTCCTATTGGGATTACATGGACGGCGAGCAGATGCAGGCGGACACCGTTTCGCTTCCTTCTCCCCTTACCCTGAACATGAAGTATGGAGCGCATCATGTGTACTTCCTGGCTCACAGCAGTACCGGAGGAAGTATGGAAGGCATGAAATATACTCCTGAGAAAGTAACTGAAACTTTCTGGGAGGATTTTTCTCTTCAAGTGGACGAGAATATGGCTTCGAGTCAGGAACTGCAAATGAAGCGCGTAGTAAGCCGTGCCATGATTACCGTGAAAGATGCGTTCCCTGCCTCTGTGAAATCGGTACGGATGACGGTAGGCGGTCATCTTCGCACGCTGGATGTGAATACCGGTAACGGTGACGCAGATTCCGCATCCGACTATACGATTACCTGGGAGATAGGCGAAGAGTATGCAGGCCGTAGCGGGCTTTATTTCTCCGTGTTTACTTTCACTCCTACCGAGTCGGAAGAATTTGACGTGACGCTGAAAATAGAGGCTTTGGGAGCCGACGGGAAAATGCTTTATGGTGCACAGGCTTCCGGCGTTCCGCTTCTGAGGAACCGGTGCACAAACGCCATCTGCCGTCTGTTCAGTGGAAATACGGGAATCACTTTTTCTGATCCGGACGACTGGAATCCGGCCATCGAGATAGAAATGTGACATCATTCAAAAAGCGAAGGGCAGAGAAGCGTGTGCTCCCCTGCCCTTTCGGTGTATGAATTGTGCGAATTATTTCCCCACGATGTCTTTGTAGTATTTGTCAAGAAACTCCTGTGCGGCTACATTCAGCAGGTCGATGACCGACACAAAGGCATCTTTCTTTTCCTTGTTACGGCCTTTGTTCATGCGTTTCTTAATATCTTCCAGCTTCTCCAGCATGTCTTCGTCCAGATAGACATTCCGCATGATGCGTCCCTCTTTTTCATCTTTTCTAATTCTTTTTCGTATGCCGTTTATTTTTCGTTCTACTGCAGGTGATTCGCTTTTCACGGATTCTTTATCGGGCGCAGCTTCTTGTTCCGGACGGATGTTTTCCTCTTCCTGGTTATTTGCTTCAACACATGAGTTTTCAGCAGTGAAGGTAGCAGGAGATTCTTCCGTCTTTTCTTCTTCCTTTTCCTGAGTCGCAGCACTCTCCTCCCCTGCCTTCTCCGCGTTGGCGCGTGCTTCCTCAATACCCTGCCGAGCATCGAGCATTGTTTCATTCAGGTTGAATCGTTTTTTAGCCATAATCGTGTGTTTTACTGGTTATCTAATCGTGATAGAATCTCTTTTGCCAGCTCCATGTAGTCGGCAGCTCCCGTGCAGTTGGGCGCAAAATCGAACACGTTCATGCGCTGCGCAGGCGATTCGGCCAGCTGAATGTTTGTGCGGATGGTGGTATTGAACACCTTCCCAGGGAAATTCTGATTCATCTGTTCGTATGCCTGACGGTGAAGTGACAGACGTTTGTCGTAGCGTGACATGATATAACCCAGGATTTCAAGTTTGGGATTGACCATATTTTTGATTTCTTCGTATTTTGCGGTAATCAGACCCATCCCATCCAGGGCAAATACTTCGCAGTTGATAGGAATCAGCAGGTAGTCAGAAGCTACCATCGCATTTACAGAAACTACTCCGAAATTTGGTGGACAGTCAATCAGGATAAAATCATAGTGGTCTTTCAGCTTATCCAGCATCAAGCGAAGAATAAATTCACGTCCTGTTCGGCTCACCAGTTCCTGCTCGCACTTATAAAGGTTTGGGCGTGAGGGGATGAAGTCGAAGCTTTCTTCGTTTTCGTTTTCGCATAGCACGCATTCCATGATGTCTGCGTTTCCTGTCATCGCATCGTAAAGGGTTTTACCATCCTTTTCCGTGGCCAGACGGAATCCCATCATTTTAGATGCGTTACCCTGTGCGTCGGCATCTATTACCAGCACACGTTTACCAAGAGAATGTAAGGCTTTTGCCAGATTGACGGTGGTAGTGGTCTTCCCTACTCCACCCTTACAGTTGAATGAAGAAATTGTAATTGCCATATCAAATGTTTTTGTTTTATTACACTGCAAAGATAGTCGTTTTTTTTCATTTTCGCCATAAATACAGAAATATTTTTATGCAAAAATGTAAATATTCAAATGTGCAAACGCATAAAAGTATTTTTGAATAAAAATATAAAAGTATTTTTGCGTAGATACATAAAATAATAATAGTATAAATAAAAGTATAGAAACATAAAAACATAAAAACATAAAAGTATTTTTATATAAACATACTTTTGTGTGGAAATACAAAATGGATGAGAGAAAGATATTTTAGTACAAAATCATGGAAGTGTTAACGTATAAAAGAATAATTGAGTAAAAGCATAAAAACATAAAAGCATAAAAGTATTAAAGAATAAAAGTATCTACTTTCAAATATACATATATGCAAAAGAATAATAATGTTTTAATACAAATGAATGAAAATATAAAAGCATGAAATAATAAAATAGTAAAAGTATTTTTATATAAAAGCATAAAAGAATGTTTGAATAAAAGTATTTATTATAAATCAGATAATCAATTAGTTTCAAAGTTTGCTTATGTGCGGTAAAAACATTATATTTGCAAAAAATTGAGCATGAAAATGTTCTTTGTTTTATTACACCTGGATGGGGAACAGTGGTTCTTCATCCTTTTTCTTTTTGATATTCAGAGAGAATAGGATATATTTGCATCATCATGAGAAAAATAGAAACCATGTTATTGCACACGGTGGTGTGAGTTATTTGTTATTGTGAATTAATGTGTTAAGATTACATGCTTATTTCTATGTAAATAGATTTGAACATACATGTTTTTTATTAATAGTTTATTGAGCGCGCTTCCCTGTGAAGGGAGGTGCGTTTTTTGTACGCCCAGCATGGGCGTGCGCTATAGGGTGTAAGTC